CTTGCTCCGCCTTCTAATACGTCACCTTCCTCTAAATAGATAGGTGTATCTAATAAAACTAAAACCGCATCAGCTGGAACTGAAACAGTGCTAGCTATTTTAAATAGAGCTCCAGATACAGACGATCCTGTTGCTGCTGAAGTTCTTGTTGCTTTATCAACTCCTACAGTTACATCAGCTGCATTTGTTCCATCAATATTTGCAACTGAAATTCTATTAATTTTTACTAATTTATCTGATGCTACAGTTATTAAAGCTGTAGTAGTAGTTGTGGTTAACTCAAAACCTTGAGACTCACCTATGATTGATGATACCGATACTATATTTGGTGCTGCCATAATTTACTCCTTTTAACCGAAAACGATTGCCATTGCAATAGCTTTTCCTGTTGTTGCTGGTGAAGAATCAAAGGATAATTGACCTATAGCCGTGGTCCCTGACCCTGAAATACTATCTACTTTTAAAAATGTGCCTGCTGTTATATTTCCTGTTGGAAATTTTATAGTATAAGACTGCGATGCGCTATGTGCAGGACCTTGTAATATAATCCCATGACTATTTTGTTCACAATTAAGTTGAATTGCACCTGGATTATCTGCTCCTAAGATTTCTACATTACCAGTCCCTTTTGGCCCTACTTTTAAATCTATGTTAGAATCATCACCTGTTGCTTGAATAGATGGTGCATTACCTGTTGCAGCGTTAGTTACATCTATTTGGTTAACAGCGGAGGATGTAGTTTGAAATATTACTTGTTCATTGCCATTTTCGTCACCAATAAAATGCGCATCATCAATTAAAATATTGTGTGAATTAGTATCTAAATTACCACCTAATTGTGGTGTTGTATCCTCAACTACGTTTGCAATACCTAAAGCTATCGTATCAATATTAGGATTAGTGCTATCACTTGCAGTTGCAAATACTATAGCATCACCTTTATCTGTCGTTGAAAAAGTAAATGAATCTCCTGAACCAGATGCATATTTAAACTGAACCGTATAAGCACCTGATGTTGAGTTTCTTAAAAAATAAAAAGTTTGAACATCTAAAGGTATTGTTACAATTTGGTTTCCTGTAATAGTTCCAGTAAACTCAATCATTCTATGAGAAAGTTCCGCACCTGTCGCTCCATCAGAAACTGCTAATGCAGTTGTTTGAGCACCACCTGCTATAGATTTAGCAATATACCCACCAGAAATTTGTTCTATAATTTGTAAATTTGTATTAGTCTTCGTACCCCACGTACCGGCGTTTTCACCAGTTGCTTGAAGTTCTACCCCTAAAGGCGTAAATGTAGATGCCATAAATTATCTCCTATGCAGCGTCACTATAACTTGTATTTGATCCAGTTGCAACATCCGAATATGTATCATTCGAACCCGTCGAAATATTACTATATGATGTATTTGAGCCAGTGTCAACATCACCATATGCAAAGATATTTACAGCCCCTATACTCGTAGTTATGGATTGACCTGTTAATCCAACAACAATATCTGTTAAAGATACAGAGCCAACACTAGCACTAAATGATTGACCAGTTAATCCTAGACCCTCTTCTATTGTTAAAGAACCTACAGACGCTGTAGCTGATTGACCAGTTGGCTGAGCTACAGCTCCACCTAATCCAACAATCGTTCCTTGAGTAAATTCTGCCTCTAGTCCAGATAATTGAACTACATCATTTGGTATTATAACACTACCAACACTAGCGGTAAATGACACTCCTGTTAATTGTGCTTCTTGTGAAGAAACACCTTGTGCAGTTCCTTGTGCTGATGTGATTGATAAACCAGAAAGTATGGCTGTTTCGTTTGGTGCTTTTGCTGTTCCTTGACTTGCGGTAAATTCTTGACCTGTTAAACCAACAGTCATGTCATTAACAGACACAGATCCAACAGAAGTAGTTGCAGACTGACCTGACAATCCTACCTGCATATCTACTATAGATACTGAACCAATGGAGAATGTAGCTGATATTCCCTCCACCATAACAGGAATAAAAGCTTCACCTTGTGATGAAGTTATTTCAAAACTTGAAGGTGTAATTATTTGGTCAGGTACATCTACTGAACCGATATTAGATGTAATTGATAAACCTGTTGGAAATATAGTTGCATCTTTAAGTTCACCCCACTCACCATCGTTCCAGGCTTGTGCACCCCAACCTACTTTTAAAGTTGTGGCTTCATTCCAATTAGCCTGTCCCCAGGTTAATCGGCCCCATCCTGAAGTCACCGACATGGTTGACCTCCTATGCTAATCTAATGATTGCGCTACTTGAATCTGCTGTTGGAAACTCAATTTTAAAAGTTCCATTACTAGCTGTTTTATCACCACCGAATGCAATAACACAAACAGCATCAGTTGTTCCTGAACCACCATCTGTTGTCGTGTTATAAATTAAAGCTCCATTTGCAGTAAAAGAAGCAGATGAAAAAGTTACATCTGAAAAGTCTGTGAAAGCTGTTGTTGAAGATAAAGACACACCAGAGTTTGTAAGAGTCGCTCCACCGGCAGTGTATGCAGATCCAGATGTGTTTGTAATTTCATTTGATGTTGAATAGTCAGTAGTTGCTGCACCTAAAGATGCTGAACTTGTAAATAATGCAATCTTAAAAGTGTGTCCACCTGTAGACTCAAAACTGTGTTTACCTTGTAAAAGCTCTTGTTTAAAGCTTGAACATATTGCTGATGATATAGCCATAACTTATTCTCCTACGGGTTTGCTGAGTTTACTGGTATACGAACAGCGCCATCAGTGTAGTCATCTCTTCGTCTTCTACCAACTTGCTCGTTAGCAAACTTCTGTACCTCTTGTTTATATTTATTTTCATATAAAGTCAACATATCGATTGGGCCTTTTAAATAACCATATGCCTCTGATAGACAACAATACAAAAGCCCATTTGGAAAATTAAGACTAATATAATTAGAGTCATCATTTTCTAAAAGATTAGGCATTTTATTAAAATGCACTCTAAATCTATATGTAGTATTTGGTGTAGGAGCCACAAATATTCTACCTGATGTAGTATCTGTATTACCAGTTGCACCACCAAACATGGCATAATATTTAGGTTGACCTTGGGCTGCAGAGGTTCCTGTTATATCCTGATACTCTTGAAGATATGTTACATCCTTCTTTTCTAACCATCTATTAGCTCCTGTAATTTCAGACCCTGCTGTATCATAAACTTGTATACCTCTAATAAATAAACATCCTGCTGGAGCGTTGATAGACTCTTGTCCAGCAACAAAATTACCTAATTGTTGTTTTCTATCTGCATCGATAGGGACATCTCTAAAAATTCTATATTGTGCATTTAAAATAATATTTTCTAAAACAGCATCTGTTAAAACATTAGAATCTGTTTCAGTATAACTTCTTATTTGTGTTTTTAATCCTGATGCGGTTAATCCTGGCATTATGCTGTTACCGTGACTGGCCCTGCTGAAGCTATGTCACCTCCTCCTTTTAATGTTACTGAAGCTGTCACTCCAGAGTTAAACGTATAAGTATTAGCACTAACTTTAGTAATTGTATACCCTCCAGATGCATTAATTGTTGCTGCCGGTAAATTTGCAACATTTGAAGCATCTCTAAATCTAACAGTATCACTAGTTGATCTACCATGATCCGGTTCTTTGACCGTCACGGTTGTTGATCCATTAGTGATAGTAAAAGGATTTGAAGGTAAAAGATTAGGCACAGCTGTTTCTATTCTATCAGGTCTTACATGCCTTAAAGATATAGAATCACCATTCATAGGTTTTGGCTCTAATTGTGGTTGCTTTGGCTCAAACTCTGATACATGCACAAACGATCCATTCCATTCTCTGACCATTTCTTTGTATGGAAACTCCATACCAGATCTATCTGATATTGCTCGTGCGTATTTTCCTGTTGCGTACTTTGCCATTATGCTCCTGGGTAATATGCTTTTGGTGTTATGTGTGTACTAGAAGCTGAACCATCTTCTGCAAGTGCTCTTGCAAATTCATCTTCATAAATCAACTTCATAGGTTGAATTAAATTTGGTTGATACTTTTGTGCTAAATAATATGCAAGTCCTGATACCATACAAGGCACAAATCTAAATGGTACATCAGATGCATTTGTATAGTCTCCTGCATCTTGTATTCTTTTTATAAAATAAAAATGCATGTCTTTAGATGCGTTTGTAGAATCTGGTGTAGGATAGATGTGTATTCTTACTTTATCAATAAATCTTTCTACCCAATATTGATTAGGTGTACCTTTAGATAATTTGTTTGAGAATCCTGCATACGTAGATCTATCTACTTTAGTCATAGGACTATCTGATTGTGTTGTTTGAGTTCTATTAGCTCTTAATTGTGCTTCAAGAACATCGGACATTCCAAATACACTAGCTGGGTCTGTAGTTGTTGCTGAAGTTCCGTCATCACTAGATCTAAAAAAATCATAGTCTGATTGTCCTTCAATTAAATCTAAATTAGTTTCTCCTATTTCCCAATAGTGAATACCTCTATTACCCCACTCTTGAAGTAATATATTAAGGGATCGTCTTGCAGATTTTAATTGATATCCTGCAACATTTTGCAACCCGATACGTTCAAATGCTTCTTCTACTATTTCATCAATAGCAAAAGTTTTGTCGAACGTTGTTGTTCCCGAGGTAGTATTAGCCATTTAAACTCCTAGCCAGTATAACCGATAGTAACAGAATCTGTAGTAGTTAAATCTAAATACACTCCTGTTTCAAATCTAATACCATTTCCTGGAACATAGATATCTAAACCTTCACTACTAAATTTAGCTTGGAATTGTAAAGAACCACCTGTTCCTGTTCCATCGTGTAATTTAACTAAGCAGTCACTTCCACCATGCGCTTGTATGTATGTAACTCTACAAGGCCCAATGTTAGTAGAACCACCTGTAATAGTTTTAAAATTACCATCTGCTGTCAGTGTACTAAACTTTTGGTCTGAACTCATATTTTTCTCCTTAAAATTTAAGCATGGGGCCGAAGCCCCACACTAAATTAATTATTAACTTACTGCTGCACTAAAAGGTGTAGCCGCATCACCAGTACCACCAGTGTTGACTTGTACGCCCCATCTGTTTGCACCGATTGCTTTGCAAGTTATGATTGTTCCAGCTAATCCTCCAGTTGTAGTACCATTTAAAGTAATAGTATCTGAAGCAGCTGCAGTCATAAAACCTTCAGCATTGTCGTTTGTATCCGTATCAACAATGATTGCATTACCAGTCATTGTATCATTAGCGTTAGCAACTTGTAAAATAAAGTCAC